CCATGCGACCGTTTACGGGTTGCAGGAAATACTGTACGATGTCGCCTTTGCCGTAGCCTAACATGATGTCACTCGTTGAGTATCCGCCAGGCCGTGCCGTCACTCATTTCAGTGAATGTGAACTGGCTGTAACTGAGATGCCGCAGCCAGGCTTCACGTAGATCATCATCGGGGAACTTGAGATTTTCAATCTCTGAGAGATCAGTGCTGCATACCGTGGCCGCTGCATTGGGTCCAAGGCATATAGCCGGCACGCCCTGCATCACAGCTTCCACAGCAGCCACCGAGTTGTAAGTGACCAGGCAATGCACATCATCGGCCAAGGCCTGTTCTATAGTATCCGTGGCGAATCTTTCCCAGCGAGCTCTTTTTTCTCTGATCACTATGGGTCGATCAGTGTGTTGTTGGATCGCGGCCACGGTTTCATTCACCCAGTTCTGTTGATCTATATCCCAGATGGTAAAACTTTTGGGACTGGGTGGTGCTAGCAATATTTTGCTGCCCTGTCGCCGTGGCAAGGTATAGTATTGTATCCTTGTTAAACGTTCTGCATCGCGATCTATCAAGGGTCTCACATCATGCACATGATCTTTGATGATACGAAACCAAATTTTGGTGTATTGATTGCCAAAGTATCCATTGTCCACGTAATAGAAAGTCCTGTTCGCAGCCATCATGTGTTTGATGGCGTTGCGAAAAGTGAGGCCACGCACGATCACAGGATTTGTTAGGTTATGAGCTTCTTCCCAACTGACCAAGGTGCCATTGCTGCCTTGTGCCATGCGATCCACAAAGGCTGACTGGCGGGCTTTAACACCGTCGTTGATGCCTTTGCGGTTGATACAGAGTACCGTGTCTGGAGATATGCTCATTGATTTGTGCGTTGTTCGCAATGTTGTGCAAGGCTGTGCTCGCTGTGCCATTCCGCAGCCTGTGTGGTATCAGCGAATTCATGGAAGCAAGGTGTGCCCAAGGTATAATGCAACAACTTGGCTTCAGTGTTTTCACCCAGTTCATCAGGCAACCAGTTCCATTCTGGGGGCAGGGCTTGTATGCGATCGTCATCGATCCAGGAGAATCTGTGCAGAAAACTGCCAGGTTGTTTCTGCACAAAGTCGGGAGTGAGTCTGCGGTTGGGATAGGATTGGCAATCCCACACTATGACTGATGACCAATTCTTCCTGGGATAGTCTTCATTGGGAGCACCCATGTATTTCACGGGCATGCGTGTTTTGTAATCATGTTTGACCACGGCTACATCATGTGCTGTCTTCAATGACTCGTAGAGTTCGATGATGTCTCCACGCACTACCATGTCTCCGTCGATGAATATGGCACGTCCTTTGAAATCCATGAGATATGGCACCAGGAAACGAGTGTACACAAAATGGTTTGAGTTGTCGCCGTGTGTTTCTTTGTAGTCCGTGAACAGATTCAAAGCCACGGGTATGATGGCCACTGGTGCGGAGGCATTGCGGATGATCGAGTTTGCACACACATGATAGGCTATGGCTTCTCTGGGATCATAGCCAACGAACACAGGAATGGGTTTCATACCACCTTCCGTTCAATGTCCTCTTCTTCACAGCGTTCGCCGTACTGGATCTCCACTATTTTTAAAGGATTGGAATCTTCATTGACAAGCTGATGCCATTCGTTCAAACCAATGTGCAGATATTCATGGCGACCATAGCGGCCCTGTAGTTCGGCATCCGTGGCACGGTTCACCGTGTACACCGTGGCTTCACCGGAACTCACGAGCCAGAATTCCGCACGTCCTTGATGGCGTTGCATGCTGAGGGCGGCACCGGGATCCACAGTGAGTTCTTTGACTTTCACCCCGGCGGCTTCATGCAACACACGATAGTAGCCCCAGGGTCTGCGGGTCTGTGGTGCTTTCCACTCTTCCAGGATCCAACTTGATGAATTTTTCTTGTTATCGCCGCCCACGCCAAATCGGAACTCTAGATTGTTGTCCTGGATGTCCATTTCCGGAATGTTGTCTGGTGTGCGATCTCCACCATTGGCAAATATGATATGATCCTGAGGATAACTCTGCCTGACCATTTGGATGGCATTTTTAGCAGACCCGTCGCTGTCATCGAACTCTATGACAAAATCCACACCCACGATGTTGCGGAGGATGGTGGCACGCTCTCTGAGTGGCATGAAACTGCGACCTTTCTTGCGTGTGAGCCAGGCATCTGAATTCACACCCACTACCAGGATGTCGCCCAGTTCTTGTGCTGCTTGTAGATAAGAAATGTGTCCAGAATGCACGGGATCAAACCCGCCTGTGATCAAAACGATGTTTTGCATAGAGGTATTTATATGCCCAGATTATCCTGATCTTTAAGATTGTATCTGGTAAAGCTCTGTCAAATCCGCTGGCACAGCAGTTTCAAATTCCGCACAATTGAACTGGCTCCAGCAGATGTGTTCCCACCAAGCAGATCGATCAGGAAACTGCATGCCACCTAAATTTGATATGTCTCCCATGAGCAAGGTGGTCATGCTGGCATCCGTGGTATAGGCCGGTACTCCCAGTAAACAGGCTTCCACACAGGCCATAGTTCGCTCTCCAACCACCGCATGTGCGGCCTGCAGTTGTTCTACATAACTGCTCCATCGTGTGGGTTTGGCACCACCCATCTTTTTCCGCCATACTATGTCACCTGCCCATGACTGTCGGATCTCGGCAGTGATCCTATCACGAAACTGCTGCATGTTTTCTCCGGTGCGTTGGGTCAAAATCTCTTCCACAGGCTGTATGGCCAGCACATATGATCCTGTGCGTTGCTGCCAAGGCTGCTGTGCAGGATTAGGAAACAAGTGGGCACGGCTGTGGGGCACTGGTCGCATGGACATGTTGTGATGCCCGCACCAGGTCACTCGCCGTGTTTCTCTACGCGGAGTATCCGGCCCCCAATAGCCGTATTCGATCTCGATCCAAGGTCGACCTTCTGCGATGTATTCTCGCAAGGGACTCCACCAAGGAGCGAAATGGCTCACAACCAAGACATAGTCATCGGGCACATCCTGCAAATAATCAAATTCACGCAGTCCTCGCTGCTGCCATGGCCGGAGAGTCCATTTCCAATGTTCACCGCAGGCGTCTCGGGCAAAGGCATATTTCATGGCATGGGATAGCGAGCACGATGCTTGCTTTTGTAGTGTATGATCTTGGCTTGGCTCATGTCGTCTTTGAAACTGAAATTGTTGTACACAGCACAGGGGAATACCTGCACACGGACGCCGTGCCTTGATACCAGTTGATCTCGATCGGCTTTTTCCAGGATGATCAAACTGTTCAATGCGGACTGATCGCCGTCCAGTAGTTCCGCACGATCGGTCCAGACATCAAGGAACTTCAACATGGCCGGTGTGTTCCTTGCGAATACTATGCCGGCATTTATGGCACCTACCCTGGGGTCTTGAGCGAATTTTTCTCGCATGGTCACACCAAGATCATAGTCCTGGCATATTTCATCCACACGCTGTTGCATGATGGCATCGGCGTCCAGCCATATAACATAGTCATTGGCAGGCACACGTTCCAAAGCCCTGCGTATTAATCTAGGTTTACAAGGAATGGTGTGCAAAGGCACGTCGCTCACACGTCCCTCAAAAGGTTCTCCAAACCCTAGGTCACCAAGATCAAAAACCATGGTGGTATATCCCAGAGCTTCAGTGGTACGTCGGGCATTGGCCACATAGGGTCGGAAGCGATGATCACCGGCTATGAGCACTGTGATGTTGTTCATTTCTTTGTCTTTCTTTTGGTCACATGGAATCCCAGTTTCTCACCTTGATGATAGGGCCATTTGCGTGAGGTGAGATAATGATCAAGGCAGCTTTTATATCGAGAATTTTTCAAGTGGGCAGTGAGCCACAGGAACTCCTGCACCAGGTCTCGATCCAGGAAAGGATATCTGGTTTCTATGCCATAGTGTCCGGCCACGTATTCTTCCTTGTTGAGATACTGTATCTGCGTGCCGTCCCAGAAACTGTGCCAGGGAAAAAAGCCCTGCAAATCTTCAGGGAACATACCACCAAATCCACTGTGCTTGAATATCTTGCGACCAGCAAATCCATAATCACTAATGATCTCGTCCGCACCTTGTCCGGAGAAATACACGCGACGCTGTTCCTGCCGAGCCCGGCGACAGATGCTGGCCAAGCCTAAACTGGCCTGATCCTGTTTGATATCGTAGCGACGGCGACCATCATCATATATGAAATCCTCGCAGGATTTGAGATCTTGTTGGCTCTGTTCTACATCTGATGCTGTCATTTCATAGGCTTCTGTTTGCTTCAATCGACCCAGTCTCTCCGACAGCACTGTCATGTTTTCATTGTTGACGATGCTGTAGGCCTTGAATTCTACGGCCTGGCGATCAAGTTCGCAGGCGATGGCACCGGAATCATAGCCCGAACTCATGCCCACGAACATGCCGTGTTGTGTGTTTCGGGTGCGTTTGCTGATGCTGCGTTCAAAGGCCTCTGCCCAGGCATCAAACGAAGTGCGATGCTGGCGTAGATCAAATTCATGATTAGTCACTTGCTGTGTCTGTGCCAGCGTATCAAGATCGAACATCATGGTGGTGTTGGCAGCGAGTTTGCGGGCATGACTCAAGCCCAGGCCTTGTACCTGGCTTTGATATGAGGCCACACACCAGGTGCCGGCTTGCATGGCGTACCACAGAGGTTTGCAGGCAAAGGTATCAGTGGCCATGACGATGCGACGCTGCCGAAAATCCACAATGCAGATAGCAAATTCACCGTCGAGGTGCCGAGCGAAATCTGTTCCGTAATGGTTGTATACATCTAGGATGCATTCTCCATCACTGGCATACAGGCCAAATTCTTGATAGTTATAAATTTCACCGTTGAACACGCACACCACGTCGCCGTGCTCTATAGGCTGTGGTCGTATGTTGCCAGTGATGTGCAAGAGATTGTGCAGGAAAGTGATGCCGTGCCTGGTTTCTACTGTGGTCATGTCTGGACCACGACGCTGACACGATTCATTGACATCGGCCACACCGGGCAAATTGGTCACTCCAAATCCACACATGTCAATCCTTCACAAACAACATTCCGGTATCTTTAATATGATGTGCCTTTGTTGAGGAAGCTATCCGTTTTATTTCTTGCGAATCTGCAGATAATTCTCTATATCCTCTGTCAGCCAGATGAGCGATCCAGTACGAGGTGAGCTGGCAGTTAACATGATGATGTCCTTCCTGCCCAGGCAACCCGTGTGTCATAAAAAGATATGTTCCTGAACAAATAGTATCTAGTAGATTATCGAGGTATCGTTCGTCTACGTGCTCAACTACCTCTATGCAATTTACTAAATCTACTGTTTTATGATAGGAATTTTCGGTTAAATCACATAGCACAGTTGGATATACAGCATTTTTTACATTGTCGTCAAGACCATCAACTGCTGTGGTTTGCAAACCATGGTCTGAGAACCACTTCGCTGCATGCCCTCTTCCAGAGCCAACATCCATCACAGATTGAATATTGTATTTTTCAACAATATAATTCCACACTGCCGGACAATAAGTGCTGGGATTTACTTCTATAAAATTGCCGCCCAGATGTGGTTTGCTTGGATCTAGTGCTTCGGTGTATTTTTTCTTTTTTCCCATTTTTACCCAGTTTTTGTAATTATAAGAGACGAATCATCACCGTCTTGGAATTGATATGAATCTTTTTCCACTGAACCGAAAAATTCATCCACTGCGGATTTCTGGCCTTTCCAATAATGATAATCATCGATGATGATGATACCGCCAATTGATACCAACCCATAAAACTTTTCCAACTCAATCTTTGTAGATTCATACCAATCGGTATCCAATCTCATGAGAGAAATTTTTTCGGGTATGTTTTCTTTGTGTTGGAGAGTATCTTCAACCTTGCCAACTATGAGATTGGTATAATTTTTGTATTCGGTCGAAATCAAATTTAAAGTAGACTCAACCACGTCTATGGTAGCTTTACACCAGTCAGCACAACCCGTTTGGTCGTTTTTGGTATTTTCAAACTCTAAAATAGCAGATTCATTTTTTGTGCTTACGTCTTTTTCCGTTGGTTCCGACATTCCTTGGAAGGTATCATAGACCCAGAGTTTTTTATCAAGGTGGTGTGCAACAATATAGTCTAACATCAGTGCAGCCAATCCTCCTCTATATGTGCCGCACTCTACAAAGTCTCCTTCAATATTTTTGGAAAAAATATAAGATAGGTGTGCGTCTAACTCTTGTATCTTGCCTTTGGTAGTCATAGTGTTACGCCTGACGACTTTGTTCAAATCTTGTCTGCGTTTATCTGCTAAATTTTCCAATGATTTTTTATCCATTCTGTATGCTCCTTTGCCAGTGATGGATCGCTTTTTCCGGGAAACAAGATTATCTTTGCGTCGGCGGGCAAAACATCATAAAATTGTTTGAAATCATACACACCATCTTGGTTTGTAAAAACATCTTGATTTTCCCCTAAAACGTATTGTATCCATGCTTGATCTGATCCCACGTATCCATGATTTTTCCTCAAATCGTCCAGAATCGCTGGAGATTCTGTTTGATTGAACTCCTCCCAAACTTGGGTCCTGCTTCCTGTTACCAATGACAATAACCCTCCGTTGTATTTTTGTTTTTGATTGTTAGGACGAAATTCATTTATGATAAAATCTTCTTCTCGTGATAATATGCTATCGATGTTGCCGGTTATGACACAATCCAAATCTATGCATACTAATTTCTCTCCAAATAAATCTCTGGCTTCTTTGGAAAATATCCACAATCTATTGTAGCATCCTCCAAGATGATTATAAATGTCCCACAAAGGAATAATTTTTATGTCGGCGTCTATGCCTTCAGGATCATCTGTGACGCAAATAGGAGTGAAAGATATGCTGGTATTTCTCTTTATAGACCTAAACAAAATATTCACATGCTCCGGCCCATACTGCACTTTGGTTTTCAGTTTGTATCCTTGCGTGCTTTTTTTCCATTTGAATGTGACTATGCTTAAATTCATGATTTCTGCAGAACAGCTGTAAAATTACCGCCGCCCTTTTTATCCTCGAAAAAAAGAACATCAAAGTTATATTTGTTTTTAAGCCACCCAAACAACACCTCAGGATCACATACCTCATAAGGCAGTCCTGCCAACCAGTCGAGAGAATCATGAAATTTGTTCATTCCTCGGCCTTTTTTGACTTTAAACATTTTTTGCCCGCATCTATTGTATAACATATCCACCTTGGTTTGATTGTCTGCGAACTTAAATTGATATTTTTCGTCGAGTTCTCTTGATAATGTTGGGCCGCTTCTGTACAAGGCAACATGGAACAATCCACCGGGTTTGACAGTTAAAACGCTTTTCCTAACAGCATCCCACATGTTTCCTGTGTGATGAAGCACACCCCAAGAGTAAACTATGTCATGAGATTCTTGGGCAGCTATGGAATCATCTAAATCAAATATATTGCACTGGTGAACAGTCCAGTCAATTTCGTTGCCTTGCCAAAACTTATCTTTTGTGTACTGTGTGGCTTGTACCGAGTATGGATCTATATCTAAACTCGTAATCTTAGAGCATCCTAATCTTGCGAAAGACAAAGACGAAAGTCCCGACCCGCAGCCAACATCAAAAACTGATTTGCCTGACAAATCTATTCCTATGCGATTATACAGTTCTTTGAGATTGTTGTGATGAAACCCAATGATTTCCTCATTCATTCTTTTTTGAACAAAATCCAACCAATTAAATCCAAATGAGAATTCACCATCATTTCTAACCTGCACTCCGTCTTCAGTCATGTTGGTAAGAAATTGCCTGAATTGCTCTATGGTGATCGTGCTTGACGTATTTTCTTGTTGCATGCTATTTCCTAAATTATACGAATGCAGCCAATATATTAGCCGGCCGGGCTGCATCTAAAAACTCAAATTTATAATTTGAATTAATTTCTAAGATTTTGTTTTTGACTTGGTCCAATGTGATTTTATCATGTTTTGGCCTTCCAAAACAATTCAAATCGTCGATTAAAAGTGTGTGATTTTTGATGAAATGATATTTGATCATTTCTAATTCTTCCAGGATAGGACAGTTTTTCGCTAATTTTGTTCCGTATTGAGAACTTACATGTGCATCTAACCAAAATGTAGCAGTGTTAGTTAATTCATGGATTACCTTCTCTAGCAATTTTTCTGAATCTCCTAAATAAGAAATCACTCGATTTTGTTTGATTTCACTGGCAAATCTTATTTGCACTTTTTCGTATAAATGTGGATGTATCTCTATTGTGTAGCATTTTTCAAAACCGGCTTGCAAGGCACATTGCAAACCGTTGCCTAAAAACGTTCCTGACTCAACAAATATCTTATTATTAAATTTTTTAAGATGACTTAATAAATTATCATAATAGATTTTTACATCGCCCTGGAAATTTTCTGTTTGTTCCCAGGGATTCATTTTGGATTTTCCCCAACATCTGAATCATTATGATCGAAATCAAGTTCTGTACTGTGTATCATAGAATAAATTTTAGCCCAGGATAAAAAAGAACTGCTGGTTTTTTTGATGCTGATATTTGTTCTTGACAATATTAATAAATCTACAAAAGCTTCTACAACCGATTGTCTGGATCTTTTAACATTGTATGAAAATTCTCTACCTTGGTTATCGGTTATAGGAGTGGTCCATTCACCATCAACAAGTTTTTCCACATAACTTGTCTTGGGATAAATTTTTACATTACTTAACTGCTTTAGTTTTTCTTCGGTGTATTTGTCGTCGGAACAGATAAAGTAATCAGTGTCTTTATCTTCTATGATTGATAAAAAGATTTGATCACTATCTAATTGTTTTTTATGATCAGTTTTCCTGATATGGATCCCTTTTGTTTTCGTGCTAATGGCATGCTTTGTACAAAACAATTCAACTGTTGATAATATATGCGGTAGGATTTTCAAAGTTATTAATTTTTTTACTATGGCATCTTGTGAGAAATAATCCGGAAGTTTGTTATGGAAATACACAATATCTTGTGTCATATCTCGGATGCAGTTCAAGGATTCCAATGAATGTTCGAAAGTGTGCCTTGGCACTGTTGTTGTTTGATTGTCGTGAATAAGATAAATTTTTCCATCATCTAAGATCAAGTCAGTGATTCCTTTGTCCATAGTTTGCAAATTTGAAACAAACAGATCTTCAAAGGAACATCCGCACCAATTATTTATTGGCCAACAAATCACTGGCACACACCCAATCTGTTCTGCAGCCACTAATCCACCTATCAAACTATTGAATCTATTACCCAATCCACCGTCGGCAAGGATGTACATTTTGCGGACAGAATCTGTCAGAGATCGGTTATAACTCAAAAGATCCCGTGTGGCTCTGGGATCTAGGCCTGTGCTTTCAGCCCAGGCAGCCCAGGCGTACACATCCTTGGGCAGGCATTTGGAGTTGGCACCTCGATGTTCCGGATACACAAAGGTCCACCAGAGGTTCATCCGGGGATCGTCACCATACACAGCATCTCTGATGGTGTAGTAATCCACACCGGCTGCCTTGCAGGCATCGTAGAGCTCCTGGCATTGTAGCACTTTCCAGAAGATGGCACGATTTTCTGTGAGTTTGATGATTTCTGCTTCGAGATTGGTCACTTGCCTGATAGTGACATTGGCATTGTACACAGTGGCATAGCAATCTATGACTTTACGACGATCTTGGGGATCACCGCCCAGGATCATGAACTGTCGTTCTTTCATGGCCAGCATGGGATGGTTGGGCGATTCGCCCAGATATTCGGGCTGTACTACGATGCGTTTGTTGTATTTCTCGGCCATGGCATCAGCAAAGCCCGGCTGCGTGGCAGATCTCAACACAATCAACGATGATAAACAAGAGGCAATGGCTGCTTCTACCGCGGAGCAATCCAAGTGTTCACCATCCCAAGGTGTGGGCACTGCCAAGAACACTATGTCACATTCAGGCAGAGGATCTTGGTACTGCTCTATATTGATATCATGGATGGCTGCGTCGGGGAACAACAAATGGGTGGCTCGGCCCACCCAACCATATCCTACGATTCCTACTTTCATTGCGATTGATCCTGGACTTTGTATGACAGTAGTTAGTCCAGATCACTATCAGTGTTTTGCGAAACTCTGCAGACTGCGATCCAGCCAAGGCAGCACCAAATCTCGCTGGCGTAGATAACCATGCCGTCGCACACTGGCCGCAGCAGATTCCGGCAACAAGCCTTGATCAGCTAGATCATACCATCGAGTAGTGCGTGGCTCCAGGGGTGCCTGCTGGCCTTTGTACACCGCGGCGTGCAACCATGGATCTTCGGGATTTTTGCGGAAAAACCCGCCAGCACAATCCCAGCCCGATACGGCCAACACATGTATGAGATTGGTCATGGTCCAGTGCCAATAGCAACCATCTCGCTGGTCAAACGCCTGTGAGTTGAACTCCATGTTGGTGGTCTGGGGCAGGATCAACACCAGCATGCCCGAATCAGAGGTCGCATCACGCCATTGTCTCAGCGTGGTAAAAGGATCGATCACATACTGGAATGCGTCGTGGCACCATATCATGTCATAACGACGTTTGTGTATGATGATAGGCTGTTCAAAATCCTGTGGTTGGTATTGTATGTTTTTGTAACGATGTGCCATGGGCAAAGATGCTGGTTGATCTATGCCGGTACACCGGATGTTTAAAGGTCGCGGTGTTTCATCTCTGGTGGTGCGTGTGGCCCACCATTCTAGATCCAGCCCTGAACCGCAGCCCATGTCTGCCAAGGTACCAATGCTTTCCATGAAATCGTCAAATTCATAGAAAGTTTCCAAAGTCCGCCGGCTGTGAGTATGACTGGCTTCAGGGCTGGCAAATACAGTAGACATCATACCTGGATGTCTTCCATGCCTGCTGTGCGTAATCGCACAATGTGGCCCATCTGCCATTGCTTGGTGTCCAGACCTTTCATGATGCCCAACCAACGATTACGCAACAAGGCCACTTCGTTGATGATGGTTTCAAAGTCGATCACCTCATCTTCACCGTCCACATACTTTTCAGCATCTCTGGCTGTGAGTGCCCGTGCATAGTTTTCCAAATATTTCTGGAAATGCCTGCGACGGATACGTCGCAACTGTATGTTCAAGTAGTTGAGTATGGCTTCTACTTCTTGCAGTTGGTTAAAACGATGCTCGGTTATGCCCGGCAATTCTTTGATGTTGATCTCAACATAGCCACCTATCCTGCACTCTTTTTTTGCTTCTGAGAGTTCATGCTCGTAGTAGGCAATGAAGTCAGGAATGGCACCGAGATCTGCAGTGATGCGACTATACCACATGATCAATATGAATCATCGTAGTCGTCTTCTTCCTCTTCGTCGAGGTCTTCTTCTGTGTCATCGAGATAACTCTGTAGAGCACGTTTGATATCGCTGTCGCTTTTGAATGCCGATCTTATTTGTTCGGCATCGTAATCATTATCTATCAGCACAGACACTAAACTATCAGCGGCGTCTGCTCGATCCACTGTGCTGATATATCGTTTGAGTTCGTTCCAGATATCATGTGATAAATCCACGGCCATGTTATTATTCCTCCTCGGGCTGGTCTTCGGCTGTACTTACCACGGATTTCTGATTTTGGAAGTCGGCCATGACCTTGTCCAAGCAGCCTTCTTCATTTGATTCCCAGGCCTTGCGGAACTGCTTGATGATCTCGCCATCTGAGGTCACGAACATGAGCCTGTTGCCGTCTTTTTTCAACAGACCTTTTTTCTCGGCAAGATCTACCAGGCCGGAATAAGGATTCATGCCTGTTTCGTAAGGAATCTTGACTTGTACACCTTCAAAGGGTTTGGCATACCTGGTCTTCATTACTTTACAGCCGGCTCGTATGCCCATGACATCTGAAATCTTGTTGCCGTCTTCATCTTCTTTGAGTTTCATCTTCTTCATGGCCACCACGATCGAAGATGCATAGATAAAACCTTGACCACCTGAAATCTTGTCGTCGGGATCAAACATATCCTGGCTGGCATAAGTGTGATTGGTACATACCAGGCCCACGTTATAACTGCCGAACATGTTCACACAGTTACGCACCAGAGCAGTAAGTGCCTTGGGTTTGCGACCAAGATCGCCTTTCATTTCACCTGCATCAAACTGGTTTACATCGGTGGGCGTGAGCAACATACCCAGGCTGTCTATGACGAACAAGACCTTGGGACGTTCGCCATCGGGCAGAGTCTTGTAATCCTGCATGAACGTGGATATGGTCTTGGCCACGTCGTCGATCATGGCCATAGAGAGTTTCAAAAGTTTCTTTTCATCTGTGTCCACGCCCAAGGCCTTGAGCCAGTCCTCGTCAAGAGCGTTCTCGCTGTCGATTAGCACCACGAAAATGCCTTGCTCCTGTGCGTTCTTGATGATGTTGCCTGAACAGATATAGCTCTTGCCCGCACCTGATTCGCCAGCGAACACAGTGACCTTGCCCAGTGGAATGCCTCGGTTGAAATCACCGGATATGAGATAATTTAGAGCATAGTTACCGGTACTGATCCAGTCGGTGGGATCGTTGAAACCGATAGAAAGTCCATCGATACTTTTGGTTATCTCCTTGCGGAATTTGCTTACGTCAAACGGTTTGGCCATGATTGTTTCCTTGTTGTAATGAGTATAATTCTGTGAAAATCCTACTGCTGTCTATATTCCTGCGTTGATCCATGATAGCGAGTTGTTCCAGTGATCCTATTAGATTCCGTTCAAAAGGTTGCTGTATGTAATTTAACAAATTCTGCAGACTTTGTTCTAGTAGATATCCAGGATGATCATTGATGCGAGATTCCAATTCATCTTGCACTAATTTTAGCACATAATCTGGTAAATGTCTGATGTTTAGGTAAAGAGGGCCTAGCAAAGCACCTGCTATAAAACTGTTGGCATGGAATCCCAATGATCTGAGATAATCGATACATTGGAAAATACTGCGATAATTCAGGAGGAAATGCAACATGTTGAATGAAATCTTGTGATCCAGACCCCGGATCGACGAGAGGTTATCCAAAAAGTCTTGCCATGCCCCGCCGTACCGGATGTATTCAAACTCTTCGGCCATGGACTCCACGCTTACGGTCCAATGTACATTTTTGAATCCGCATATCAAATCAAATATCTTGGTATCTACCTTGCTGAGATTGGTATTGATGCGTAGATTCACCGTGGGATTACGTTGTTTTAAAAGTTCTAAAAATTCTAGATTTTCTTTCATCAACAAAGGCTCACCACCAGCAAGATACACATGCTTGAGATTGGCAGCATGATCAAAGATATAATCTTTAAACTGCTGTATCTGTTGTGGATCTGGTCGCACAGGCCGGATATCCAATTCGCTGGCCCATTGGCTACTGAAATCAGAGGAACAATAAACACATGCAAAGTTGCAAAGATTACTCCATCTCACATCTATAGTTTTGAGATCGTGATTTCCTTGCACATAGGTAGATGCAGGTACATGTTTTAGTTCTCGTATGTAAAATATTCTGTCACTGATAATGTCAAAACTTTTCTTGCCATTCTCAAGATCGTAACAGGGATGACAATCAGATCCGGGCCGATCTTTCAGCATGCTTTGTTGTGTTTGTTGATTCACGGGCCCAGACAATATTTCTTCGATATTGGTATCGCGAATATTGCCAAGACGACCTGCACTGCGTATGCAATTCTTTACAGTACCATCAAAGTTGTACATTAGCCCGGTCCATGGCATAGGGCAGAATACCCCATTGGTCAGCATCTGTTTAGCGTTCATACCGGTCTTGGTGCTAGAGAAATTTCCGGAATCACGAGATCAGGAGCCGCTGTCTCAAACAATTTTACGAGAGTTTCTGCCCAATGATCGACATCGGCAGCGGGTGGGACTGTTTTATCCGCACTGGTGGCCACGTTGCCTGGTCTAACCAAGGTGATATTGATTTTTACCTGACGATTACGTATCTGTCGTATGGATTCTTCCAAGGCGACTTTTTGTATCCGGTAGAGATCCATGTCAAGTCCCGGTAAAGAGCTCGTGGGTTGTTGTGTCATCATTGTAGAAATAACCATGATGTGTTTGCGTGTACCTTGCCATCGCCGGGCCATTTCAAATAGCAATTCAGTCTGTGCAAATCCATCCTGTGCATTATTGATCCACATATCGCAGGGTTCGATCTGTTGAGATATCTTCATGATGTTACGGATATTGTCACCGTGACGTTTGCTCAGACCGATAATCTCATGTCCTCGTGAATGATAACTGTTTGCCAGAGATTGTCCAATACCTGCGGTGTGTCCCGTTATCGCTATCTTCACGTGATACCTCTTAATTGTTTTTGCTCGCGTATATATTCGTCTCGAGCATGCACATCTGTATTATCTACTGATAATTCCCACGGCGTCTTGAGATAGGCATAACTGTGATCAATGTCATGTTCCTGAGCAAAGCATTGGATATTGGGCAGGTCCTCCTCATTTAACACACTGACCGTGGTCCATAAATTTAATTTTATCGGCATGGATTTATAAATCATGAGATTATTGAAAAATGTCTGCCAGGTTATGGGCCAACGCAATAATTCGTGTACCGAACCGATTCCATCGCAACTGACTGTGACTGTGACTTCTATACCGCGATCAACGATATCCGTCAATTCAGTCAGTACGGTGCTACAGTTGGTATTGAGTCGTAGGGTCCGGAGATTAGGGGGCAGATTTTTCAATATGCTTTTATAGTTTTTGCTGTAGCTGGGTTCACCACCATTGATATCCAGATGCACTATGCGGTCCTGTGGTAATGATAAAAAATTGTTGGAATTGTTAACCATGGGAAATGCACGACCTTTGAGGCTGCCTATCCTGGTACTTAAATTCTCATTGCAGGTCAAACAGGCTGCATTGCAGAGATTATCCAACACACCGCCCACCTGCAGATAATCCTGTTGAGATGTTTGTTTATCTAACTCAATGGCATACATCCTGATACTGTTGGGTTCGGTCTCTTGGCATCTTTTACACTCAGAGGGCCATTGATCTTGTGCCATCTGATCTTTTATCTGTTGTAACCATGAACTAGACTCCATGTCCTCTAGAGTGCTGAATTGCGGAGCATTGACCATGTGCCCGCAACGACTCACAGTGCCATTGGAGTTGAAACGCACAAAATGATCAAGTCTTGGGCAATACATTTTGTATGATTTGAGGTAAACTAGATATTATCAAATCCCAAGTATCGGAATGCGTTGTTTGATAATGATCTAAAAGCTGTGACCATGTGAGAGTGTGACCAGCAAGATCTAACAAAATCTGATCCACAAAAAACCACAGTTCCATATTGGGATCGTCATATAATAATTTTTCTGCAAAGTCACGAGACAATTTGTTTATTTCTGGACCTTCCATATATGTGGTAGCATGTTTGAGATCATTGAGATTTCTAATTCTCAGTTGTGTATCAACGTCTAGATATCTTGACAGATTCACCAGCCAAAAAAATTGTGGTAAGAAATGACGATTAAGAAATTTGTATCGTTTGACGAACCATAAAGAAGATTGTCTATCCAATTCAGGATGATCTCTGTGTAGGAACTCTAGATAGGTATGCACTCCGCTGATGTACCTTGATCGGGCATTTCGGATATAGATGTCTATCACAGGCAAAGAAGCGATATCATTATTGCGATAAGATATGGCACCATTTTGTTCTTCTTTACGCAGACTAGAACTGCCATTTTTCTGTATCCAATAAATCCATTGATTGCAGGATGACAGATGCGTCACCCTGCAATCTTCTGGAAACAGTTCTACATCTATGGGACAAAACATCAGGTCTTGGCTTGGCGTGCCCTGATCATGGCCAGGATGTCCTGAGCGTTTTGTCCACCAGCAGCAGGTTTCACGACCGGTGCTGTGGCAGTGGGTGCATCGTCTTCGTCAAACGAACTTGTAGCAGGTGCTACCACCGGGGCCGCAGGAGCTGCTACCTCTACTGTTGCTGTGGCCGCACTAGATCCACCGGCGGGTGCTGACACACCTGCGGGGCGGAAGTACTGGCTCCAGCGATCAGGATCGTAAGGTTTGCCGTCTACGGATGCTTCGAACATCTCCTTCATGACCTTGAGTTCAGTGTCCGAGGGTTTCTTGGGCAGGAACTCTGCGAGATCAAAAAGTCCATGTGCCGCGAGGGCAGCCTGTTCCGCCTCTGTGAGTGCGGATTCCTTACGACTCCATTTGGAAGTCGAGTAGTCTGCGTAGCCACCTTTTGAAGTCTTGGTGATACGGAAATCCAGACCACGCAACAAATCTGTTGGTAATTCTTCCAGTTCAGGATCCATCAAGGCCGACTTGATGATGGTGAAGATCTGCGGACCAATGATGAAACGCCGGATGGGATTTTCCGGTGTGCGATCTTCGGAGAGAGGATTCTCACGCACGAAGCCTTGGAACACATAACTGCGTTTTTTCCAATACTTGCGACCCATGTCCTCCAGACTTTTGTCTTTGAACCAGCCACGAACTTCGGCCAGGATCGGGCAGGCGTCGCCCCACATCTCTACGCAGGGCACTTGTACCTGGACCTGTTTGGAATCCATTTCGCCTTTGATGCCAGCGAATGGCAGTTTGATCATGGCTCGCTCTGCCCAGAAGAATGTGTTCTTGGCATTGCCATCAGGTAAGAAACGGAGTGTGGCACTCTGTCCTTCGTCGATGTTCCAATGGGGGTAAATTGCGTTGTCGCCGCCGGTGGATTGTCCGCCT